TAACAGTAATATATCTTCCACTTTGATTAATACCTTTAATCATCCTTAGGCCTGTGCTGGAATAATGTACTTGTAAGTGGCCAATCCGCTATCTAATTCAATCTGCATAGCACCTTCATTGCTGAAGCTGATCTTAGCATTATTGGTATCGGCAATCTTTAGTACTGCCAGTACTGGAGCAACAGGCCAGGTCCATGCCTTGGTGATTTTACCGGTAATACCCTGTGCAAATACAAAGTCGCCCCCATGAGTAGCAGCATCACCAAATGAAAATTTTAGCTTATCACTGTCTGTCTTGGCCAAAAATGTAGTATGTTCAGTATTAGCACCTGCCTGAAACTGGAATCTCTGCACGCTACTAACAGTGGGTTCAATCTCAACGTCCCACTTAACGCCGCGGAACTTAACAATCTTTAACTTTTCGTTAATGATCTCTTGATTCATAAAACGGTAGTCATTCTTAAAATCTCCAGCTTTGTTTTCAAAATGTAAACCTACTGGAAGTTTTTCGCCATTGCGTTTGGCAACAACTACTTCAATTTTAGCATCTTCTCGATATTCCTGTCCGTCCAATAGATAACGCAGTTTTTCTAACTGCGGCATGCCATAAGTACCGATCATATCGGGCTGTGCATCCTTGGTTTCACCATACATAATGACTGAACGATCTTCGGCCATGCTGTCGATCAATGTCTTATCTTCTGTACCTGTGATTCGAACGATGTTTAAAAAACCCAACTTGTTCGTATGGGCAACGATGTCTTGTAAAATATCCTTCATATTATTATCCTTTTGTTGATTATATTTAGGTTTACGGTCAATGTCAATGAAATTTTCAATCAAAACTAAACAAATTATTAAATGTATTGCTCTGTGTAGTAGAATCCAAATCCCACTCCAGTGTACCAATAAGATTGTCTAATTTATTATTAATAATAGTGGATTCCATTTCTGCGTGATCAAACGGTAATTCTTGAAACCATTTAGGTAATCGTAATTCATCTGTGGGATAGGCAACCGATGTAAATCCCAAGGGATTCTCTTTGATCTTACAGACAATAACTTTCATACCATCCACAATCTGCATGGAATATTTGTCGCCATTCATACGGCGTAGAGTATTCCAATTGATACTGGCACGCACATGCCCGGGCATATTGGCCTTGCCTTGTTTCTTTTCTTTTTCTTGATATTCAGTAATGTTATTAGCGCGTTTTGGACTACCTTTTTCCCAACCTGGACGAGTTTTAAATTCTGTGCGGAATTTAGTAATCATTTCGAGAATTTCCCGTTCTTCTGCACCTGACAACACGCGGGTCAGTACTTCTTCCAAGAATTTCTGCATGAATTCTGGAGTATCGCTGCGCTTAAGATCCAATCCCATGGCCTTAATCTTACCAGGCTTACCGTCTATATCTTGGCGTTTACCTTCCTTATCAAAGTAAAGTACAGCATAACGCTTTTTAGTAATAAACAGCCCTTTAATGGCTACAATTTCGCGTCCTGCACGGATAACTTCTCCGCGAGACTTTGGACAATGAAATGCATCAGACATAAATTGTGGGAATGTGCTGTTAACACTTTCGGCTACTGTGTCATACAATTTGATTACGGTTTCCTTATCCCAAGCGATCTCGCCTTTTTGTATCTCATTCTTTAAGCTGGTATAAGCACTGAAATATGAGGAATCGGTATCACCATATATAATGGCTTTTCCTAAGTGATTGTATTCTCCGGTAATTACTGAATTAATCTCTGATGCCATATGTTTAGCAATCTGTCTACCTGTTAATGTAGTTGATTGTCCAATTCTATTATCAAAGAATCGACAACCAGCGTTAAGAATAGCACCGTAAAGACTATTAAGATTAATCTTTTTAACCAATTGGCGTTTATCCCAATACTCTTCTTCTATCTTATTGCCAACATTAATAGCTTCTTTAAGTTTCTTTTGTAGATCTTTACGTTCGGAGTACCATCTCTTGAGCAATCCCGGAATGATACCTTCATGTTCATAAGTAAAGATAGTACCGTTAGCGCTTAAAATCCAGGGTTTATTGCTTTCAAAAATTAATTCATATATCTGTGCACCCGTCATTATATCTGTTTCGCCGTTTTCCCAATCAATAATAATGTCATTGGCACGATCTTTATTGATCACAAATTCGTATTCGTTGCTGCCAAATTTTCCTTCCCATGCAGCAGCAAAGCTGGCACCTTTGGCAATCTTATCTTCAATTTCAGATTTGGTATAATCTTGTCGTAATTGACCCACGATTGTTTCTGGGCCCATATTTAAGGCGCGAATAACTGAGGGATACAGACTATTAATGTCCATAGATCCGATCCATTCATGCAGCCCTTTCTTAGGATAAGCTACATATGCACCGGCTGCTTGGTTATTGGTGTCGTCATCTCTCTTAGGGCGGCTGGGAACAATCAAGCCACGATGGTGTGCTTCATTTACAATAGCCTGCTCAGTTACCGCTACAGCACCCATAGTTGTTTGCAATAGCACGGTATTTTCATGAGCAATGGTATTGGCGAGATTAATAAACTTTAATTTTTGATCTAATTTATTGAGCAGTGCGCAGTCTTGCCTATTATATTCAATAAACTTTCGAAAATCATTATTGTATAGTTGGTCTAATGTACCTTCATAAATGGTCTTGCTTTCGCCGATCTCCATTTCTCCAATTGCATCAAGTCTATAACTATGCCTTTCTTCATAAGTATATTTGCGATAAAGTTCCAGACTATCTAAATGTACTCGACCTACCAAGTCATAAGTTACCGCTTCTTTACCGTATTTTTCATATTCGCGCTTTTTAGGTAGTTGATCCCATAGACAAAATCTACGTGTATCTTCTTTGCTAAGAACTTTGATAACACGGTTGATAGTATAGGGAATATCGAAACCTTCCGAATTCCAACCACTCAATACATCGGCATCATCGATTAAAGTTAAAAAAGTATCTAACAATTCGTGTTCAGTTTCAAAAAGCAGAGTATTAGGAAAATTCTTAACCTGTTCTACAGCCTCAGCCATAGTTAAGGTCTTAGGTGGAATAGCCAAACAGACTAATGTATCTAACCACTGAAGGTGTACAGCGATTGCAGTAATCGGCATAAAAGCATCATCCGGCGAGGCATATCCACGTTCTGGATCAAAGTCCACCTCAATATCAAAAAATGCGATGTTTAGTTTGGGAGCATCTTTACCGAGATAATTTTCTTCTAAACAGCGGAAAATGGGATTGATGTCACTTTCATAAAGTTTGTGATTACTGTGTATACGCTGTTCTTTTTGATGCTCTTTCCAACTCTTAGAAGTTACTTTGGAGAGACTTTCGCCATAGATTGATCTATATTTGCCGCGAGGATCTGGATAATAAAACAGATATTTGGCAGAATATTCTTGATAAATTCTGCCTTTCTTTGAATCACGTTCGATAACTCGGATGATATCGGCGTCGCGATCCCAGATGGAATCTACATAACTCACTGTCTTTCTCCATTGCGATTTTAGGCTCGCAAAACACCAAAAGGGCCATTTTTGGCTGGCCTAACCCTTCTCATTTTTATTTATTATTCTTGATCATCAGGTCTGCGATTTGCATGACCGCTAATATCAACAACAGTTTCCAAATCTTCAAATTCTCGATAGATTTGATCCCATTGATCCTTCTGTGCAATACGAATTGCCTTTTTGATAACACTGGGCTTAACTTCTAATTCTTCTGCCACAGCTTTGATAGTATCATTTAGTCCTTCAGTAAGATCTGAAATCTCCTGCATGACTGTAACACCTTCTGAAACAATTTGCTTAATTTTGGCCTGTTCAGGCGCACCAAATGCTTTACTCATTTTTATTCTCCTTATGAGTAAGTTTAGCTTAATTTAATATTATAGTCAACCTCTAATTTTTCTTTTATAATAGATTTAATGTCTTCATAGTTTAGAGGTTTGGGAGTAATTTTAATTGGGTCAGCATCCCAGTCTTTAATATCTTCATAAAATATTTCAACATCTGCATTAATTTGTTTATTAAGTTTTCTTTGCTCCAAAATTTGATTTATAGATTGAAAAATTATAGTTTCATCTTGTATAAATGGCATTTTATAAAAGTTAAAATCATCAGTCATAAGTTGCCACCTTTGATTGATAGTAGCGAGATAAAAACTAGCAATTTGATTAACTAAATTTTTTCTAATTAATTTAATTTTGAAGATTTGGTCAGACTGAAAGTAATCAATAAAACATTTAGGATATTGAGATAATCTATTTTTCTGTGTTATTATTTTCAATATATAATTTTCATTACAAGAACTGTATTCCAGGAATTTTTGAAAATATTCTTTCTCAATTTCTAATGTTTCGGGCTCATTCCAAATCTTCAAATTGAGAGTATTTGCCAAATGATGTAGAAACGCAGTTGATCCAGATCTCATGGTAGAGAAAATCACAATAGGAGATTTTTTAATCTCAATCATCTTAAAATTATTTATTAAGTAGTATCACTGGGTTTTTTATTTAGGAAAGAAGTTATCATTTCTAATGCCGCGCTTAATTATGGCTTGTTTAGGCCATCAAATGCATTACTTATAATTATTTTTTCTATCTTCTATTATACTTTAGATATTTGAGAAAATCAATGATTTTTTAATCTACTGGATGATTTTTATCGCCCAAAAAGGTATCAGCAAACTTTTTACAAAGTTTTTGAATATGTGTATTAGAGGTTACTTCTTCATTAAACTCGTTATGTTCAGCGTGTTGACTAGGGTCCAAATAACCCGAATATACTTTGCGTATATTGCTTTCATTAATTAAATCTGTGCAACTACTACCATATCGATCATTCATCGGGCCGTTACACGGACTTAATGTGGTTAATATAATACTGCCATTTGGAATCTCGCCATACTCTCTTTCATAAGATTCCATGGCATTTCTTTCAGCATGACTCCATTTACCATCTACGCTCATACTA